TAACATCTTCGTTGAGAACGCCGCTGGTGAAGGCGCTGTTACTGTCTCCATGCTGAACGCCATCAACGATCAGTTCCGCAGACAGAACAGCCGCGTTTCAGCCGCAGAAAACGGAACGGGCGTGAAAGAGACCGGCTCCATTCAGTTCGTAACCACGGCCGCCCAGGTGGGCGATCAGGTTTCGGTGAACGACGGCCGCAACGTAGTGACCTTCACCTTCGTCGCTGGTTCGGGCTTCTCCGGCACTAACGTCGGCGCTGGCTCAACGTCCACAGACTCGGGTGATAATCTTGTTTTGGCGGTCGCAGCTCAGTTCGCTACTGGCGCGCTGAATACTACCGGCGTAAACTCGACTGGCACCGTCACCTTCACCAACCACAACTACACCGATGGCGTACTGCTTGATCCGGTCGACTCGACAACGGACATCACTATCGTTGCCTACTCTGGTGATACCGCTCCGGTTCTCGCGCTTCGCAATCACTACTCGACTGGCGGTTCTTTGGTCGCCGTTATGACCAACGACACGACCGTGGACTTCTCCGGCGGCGTCTCCACGAAGGGCGGCTTCTACACCGTTGCTTCGATCGGCGGCTCCGGTGCTACGGTCACCGTCAACGAAACGCTGGACATTGACACCAACACCGACTCGGTCGAAGTTGTCGTGCGGGGCGCGCATCTGCGCAATCCCGGCACGGTCGCATCGATCACCAAGCAGAGCTTTACCATCGAACAGGAGTTTACCGACGTCGGCAAATACTTCACGTTCGACGGTATGCGTGTTGGTTCATTCAGCCTCGGCGCTTCCGCGGGCGAGATTGCCAGCATCGGCTTTGAGTTCCAGGGTCGCGAAGCAACCACGGCGGACTCGGCTACGCTCTCGGGCGGTGGCTACACAGTCCTCGGGTCAACGGCTACCGAAGTTATGAATGCGACTTCAAACGTTGGCTCCGTGGAGAAGGATGGGGTGGCGCTGACGCAAGCGGTGTTGGAGCTTTCCATCGAAGCTGATAGCAACCTTCGTACTCAGAATGCCGTGGGCAATAAGTTCCCCGCGGGCGTTGGGTACGGTCGCTTCACTCTCGAAGGCAGCATGACGGTCTACTTTGAAGACTTTGAGTTCTACAATATCTTCATCAACCATCAGACCACGTCGCTGAAGTTCAACTTCGAAGGGCCGGATCACATGGCCTACTTCTTTACAATTCCTGCGCTCAAGATCACCGATGATCCCATCGCGCCGGAAGGCATCGATACCGATGTAATGGAAGAGATGGAGTTTCAGGCGTTCCGCGATGCCACACTCAACATGCAGCTTTCCGTCGATCGGTTTAGCTCAGTCTGGCCGATGACTTACTAAGCTTCGGTTATACGCTTGACAAGGGATGCCTCTACAACTATGTTGTGGGGGCATTCTTTTTGCCCAATAAAAAGAGGACATTATGGCGACCAGAAAAGCGGCTCCCAAGAAAGCCGACGCGCAAAAACTCATCAACAAAGCCACCGCCAAAGCGGAAGCCCCCAACCTCTACACGCTGTTCGAAACAGACGTGAAGGAAGGCGAAGCGGGCAAGTGGCTCGAAGTCCTTCCGGGCATCTCATTCAAAGTTCGTCGGTTCACTTCAACCGCGTCGCTCAACTCCCGTCGGCGTTTGCTGACGGCGCTCGCGTCAAAGATACCCGACGACGGCGTGTTTGCCGACGGCCTCGAAGACGAGCTTATGATCGAGCAAATGTCGGAGGCCATCATTGCCGATTGGAAAGGCATCACAGACCGCGACGGTAACGTGCTCGAATGCACGATCGAAAACAAGCGCAAGGTGCTCACGGATTTGCCGGACATCAAGACGCTGATTATGGATTACGCGGCCAACATCGACAACTACCGCCGCGCTTCGTTGGAGCAAGTTGAAAAAAACTAACCGGCGTCTTGTCGCATTTTTTGAAGCTCGGCAACAAGCGCGGTAGACGAGAACAGCTCCAAAAGCTCAAAGACAGCGGCGTCCGCGTTAAGTCGCTGGACGACGCCGTGACAATTCACCCGGCCGGGCAGTGGCTTTGGGCAGCGTTCGAAGCGCTGGCATCCAAACGGATATGGGGCGAGGCCGGACCGCAGCCTATCCAGACTTCTGAAATATATGCGTATGCGAAATACCACGGCATCCCGCAGGGCGTGCTGCGCGAAGACTTGCACCACATTGTTTCCACGCTCGACCTCCAATACATCGCGCACGTACGCGCGGATAGAGAGAAGAGTGACCGGAAAGCCGCAATGAAGGCCAGGGCCAAGGGCCGCGGCGGGCGTGCACCGCGCCGTGGACGGCGTCGCAGATAAAACGTTTGGGGTTGCATAGCCAACGTTTCCCGTGATATGGTGTGCCACAAACTACGCCGGGGAATTACATGGCTCTCGAACTCCAACTCAATACCGCCAAGGCCGCCGCCAATCTTCAGAAGGCATCCGTCGCGATCGACAAGTTCGCCGGGTCTCTTCGGAAGCTCAATACGGCTGCCGAAGGTATCGGCAAAGTCACCAAGGCGCTCTCGTCAATCAAGGGCGTCAACCCGCAAGCGTTGGCCGGGATCGAGCGGCTTGGCAAATCCCTCGGCAAACTAAAGCAAGTCGGGCAGCTCGACAAGGTCGTCGGCGCGCTCAACCGGCTTGGGAAAGTTGACATCAATCGCGCGGTGACCGCGGTCAAAAATCTGGCCAGTGCGCTCAATCGTCTCAAGGTTCCGCCCGGCCTGAATAACGCCATCAAAATGTTGCAGCGGCTCGGGCCTGCGGCACAGAAAGCAAGCGCGAGCGTCCGGCAGCTTACCGGCGCGCTACAACGCGTCCGCGCTCCCCGCAATCTACAGGGCATCACCCGGCAGATGCAGACGCTTGCGACGCAATCGCGCGCGGCGGCCGGTGCTATGCGCGGCATGGGCAGAGTTTCAGGAAGCCTGACCGGGCTACTCGCGGGCTTTGGCATCGCACTCGGCGGCGTGGGCCTCGCACAGTTTATCGTCAAGTCCGGCGAAGCTACACGAAAGCTGGAAAACTTCATGGCTACCATGAAGGCGTTCAGCAAGTCGGGCATAGGTGCTGAGAAAATACTCACCCGCCTGAAAGACATTGTAAAAAAGCTCGGCCTATCACTTGACCCGTCGTTGACGAGTTTCAAGAAACTCGCCACCGCCATGATAAATGCGGGGCACAGCGCTGACGAAGCCCTCGATGTGTTCGAGGGCGTCTCGACTGCTATGGCCAGTTTGAAGGCCAGCGGCGAAGACACCAACACAGTTCTGAATACGGTTACGCAATCTTTCGCAACAGGAAAGATTAGCGCCGAGCAATTCGCTAGTACAATCGGCCAACAGATTCCTGGCGCGATGCAAGCCCTTGCCGATGCCACCGGCAAGAGTATGACCGAAGTGAAGACCGCGCTAGAGAAGGGCAAAATCCCCGCCGAAGCTTTTATCGCGGTCGCTAAGACGATGGGCAGCACCTTTGCGGAGGGCGCGGCCGAAGCGGCCAAGTCGTTTGACTCCGCCGCGAAGGCGATGGGCAACTCGGTCAGCGAGCTACAAACAAAATTCCGGGCCGCCTTCGACGGGCAGGCCGCACAGTCAGTCCGCGAACTAGCGGACGCTATGATGGACCCAGGGTTCATGCAATTCGTGGGGATGATGGGTACGATCGCGGGCGCCGCAGTGTCCGTCGCCGCGCAGATCGCGAAGCTCGCTGCGCAGTTCCCCAAGGTCGCCGTCGCTATCTCCTTGGTCGTCGGGCTCGGCCTCGCGAAAGTAATCGGCGGTTGGATCATCGCGTTGTCCGGCGCGGGGTTCGTTCTTGGGCTGATTAAGACCGCATTCGTAGCCGTTGCTAAGTCGGCCCTCTTGTGGGCGGGCATCACCAAAACAATTGCGATCGTGGCTGGCGCGGTCAAGGCCCTGGCGATTGTCATGGGCTTCCTCGCCGGGGGCACACTCGGCGCGGTCATCGCCATCGTCGCGATTGGCGTCGCGATCGGCGCGTTGATTGCCATAATGACCGGCGACGTCACAGCCTCGGAAGCGCTGGAACGGATCACCACGAAACTCGGGAAAGCATGGGATTGGGCGAAGGGCGTCGCTGATAAATTCCTGGGGCCGCTTGGCTCGATCGGGACGGAGTCAGGGAAAACCGCTACCGGCATGGGTAAGACGGCCACAGCCTCGGATGAGACCGGGTCCGCGTTTGGCCGGGTCTCAGATGAAGCCGGGGGCGTGGCATCCGGGCTCGGGTCCATTGCCGATGAAGCGGGCGGCGCGGCAAGCGGCATGGGTAGAGCCGCGGGCTCGGCGAAAGACCTAGCCACGCAGACCGGCCCCGCCGCATCCGCCACGGGTAAAGCGGCGGCCAACTTGGGCACCGCCGCAAGCAACGCAAACCGCGCCGCAACAGCTTACGACAGAGCGGCACAAGCGGCGCGCAGACTGGCGCAGGCGCAGGCCGCAATTAGCAGCGCAGGCGGAGGCGGAGGCGGGCAGGGCTTTGCGGCTGGCGGCATCGTCAGCAAGGGCGGGACGCCAATGGCGGTCCCCGCCGCGGCATTCATCCGCGCGCCGCGCCTAGCGACCGGCGTGGCCAACACTAACACACTCAACGCCCCGGACGTTGGCGGCGGCGGCGTTGCTGCGGTGCTTCATCCTAACGAGGCCGTCATCCCATTAGCCGGGGGCAACGTCCCCGTTTCTCTCTCTGTGTCCGGCGGCGGCGCGCCCGCCCCCAGCGGCACCAGCGGCTCGATTGGGTCCACTGTGGCGCCAGAGACGCTCCAAACGCTTGAGTTACTCAGCGACATCAACCTTGAGATGGGCAAGAACACAACCGTCGCGCATGTGCTCGCCACGCAGTTTGTGGAGATGACGCGCATCACGCATTCGAAACTCGACACGATCATCAACAAAATCGTGCTACTCGGCGGCGTGTTTACGTCAGTCGGCGACTCGATCGTCGATGCGATCGGCTCCATCCAAATTAGCGGCGGCGGCGGCGGCGGCACGGGCGGCTTGGGCGGCGGCGGCGGCGGCTTCCAGGGCAACCTCGGCGACTTCCAAAACGCCGCGAGCATACAGGCCGCGTCAGACGCAGCGCGCGAAAGTCTTCGCGGCGCGCAAGTATTACAGATCGGCACCGGCAACGGCGTGCGGATTTTCACCAGCGCAGCAGATCGCGCCACAGACGAGCGCGCGGGCCTTCTCGCCCATCAAGCGACGGGTGCGTTGCATCGCGCGTTCCAGAACACGCCCGGCGTCAAGATCAAGACGCAGGGCGGGGCCTCCACGTACAGCGTGCCACCTGAGATTTTCGACCAGCTTCCGCTGTCCATCCGAAACATGCGGAACGTCCGGCGTATCGGCGGCGGCTTCGTCAAGCCGTCGGCCTCGGCCTTCCTGGGTAGCAGCATCGGAGTCACGAGCAGCTTCGCAAAGGGTACATCGAACACCAGTGGCGAAGGCATGTTTAACACGGGCGCGAAAGGCGCGCTTGCGGTGCTCCATCCGAACGAAGCGGTCATCCCCTTGGATGGCAATCGCTCGGTGCCCGTGACGTTGAATAGCAAAAAGTCCGACCAAGCCGGAGGCGCGGCCACACCGGCACCGAGCTTCCTTGCACAGATGGGCCGCGAAGAGAAGCGCATGGCGCAGCAAGCTTTCAGCATACTCCGCAGCAGCTTCGGCCAAGAACGCAGCGGCGAAGGCGGCGGCGGGGGCAAAGGCGTCAACGTCTTTATGAAAATCATCACGCCGGACGCCGACTCATTCCTTGAGAACAAGGATCAAATAATCCAGACGTTAGCGGGTAAGCTCAACCGCGTAAAAGCGCAGTTCGGGCAGAAGCAAATCTCCGGCGATCCCACAACGTTCCTGCGTAAAAAAGAACGCGAGGGCGTCTAAATGGTCGCCGTATATTCATACTCCCAAGTGACAGCGGCGGGCGTGGGGCTCTACGGCTGTTTCAAGTATTGGCCGTGGTGCGAAAGCGGGAAGACAAAGTTCGGCCTCTGCGCAATGGCGTTCACGGGTGGTACGGGTGGTGAGCTGATTGGCACGCGGACCGCCGAGACTATATTTTTCATGGGGCCTATTCCGGGCGCGGGGAAACATTGCGCCATCAAAGACGTCCCGCCCGCGCCCATCGACTCGAACAACAATCCGAACGTGACCGCCCCGTCGCTTGCCAACCGCACGCAGACCGAGTTCACGTCATCCCAATACGGGGCAATGATCCCGATCGTCTTCGGGCAGGACAAACTCGGCGGTAACGTCTTTTGGTACGACGGCTTCGCGCGGGACTACACAACGGGCGTGGACGGCGATGTAATCTACTATGTCAAGACGAGCTTCGCCATCGGCTTCTGTGAAGGCGAGATTGAGGAAGTCACGCGTGTGTGGTTCGGCGACAACGTCCTGATCGACAACACGGCGAACGTGAACGGCTCGGGCGTCATACAGCCCGAGTCCGACGGCGAAATTCTTACGGTCAACATCGATCTCTTCGACGCGGACAGCCCGCTCGGCACCGTGGCTGGCGTAACAACCACGCCACGTCTTCGCGTCTTCAACGGCTCAGAGCGAATGCTGCCCCTCGGCATCATGGTTGCCTCCGAAGGTTACGACAACACGCCCGCATACCGCGGCATGTGCTTCCTGCTTTTCGAAAACCTACTCGTGGCCGAGGGTACCATCCCGAACATTTTCATCGAAGTCATCAGCGGCGCGGACGCGACGATGCCGCGCGCATACTTCGACCTCGCCGACAGCACCCTGTTCGACGGCCGCAATGGCGACCACCTCATATTCCTGCCGCAGCACGACCGGGTACTGGTGGACGGTGTAGACAACGCGGGGAGTAGGCTCGGGCTCATGTTGCTGACCGCTGGCGATATGGCACTTGACACAGAGTATTATCTCCCCGATGAGAACGGTGTGTTCGATGACTCGTATGCTAACGATCAAGCCGCGCATATCGTCACGGAAACCGGAAAGATTTATCAGAACTATTCCGTCGGGAACCCCGCCAAGCAGTCGGTGTTCGACTTTCAAACGGGCACAAAGTTATTCCAAAGTGAAGAAACGTCTGGTGGCATCAACGCGCACGGGGCCA